TCGATGTCGTCATCACCGACTTGCACACCACCTTCTTTGACTGTGCAATACCAGTCACCAACAGCCTCATCAGCTATGAAGAATGATTCATCCCGTTCTACATCAAAAGCCAAACTCCATCTCAACCAACCGTCAACATGGTCTTTAAAAATATTTACGCCTCTGAATTTTATGGTTTCGATGGTTTGATTTATGAATATACCTATAACAGTATCGGCATATTCACTAGCTGTTTTGTCAGGGGTGACCTGCGCAGTCCCTTCAAGTGGAACATTTATATCAATTTGAACAATATCATTGAATCTTTCTTCACTGCTACTGCCCAATGTTATCCTTTTCCCTGCATTCGGAATTATCCAGAACGAAACATATGGCTGGTCTTCGGAAGCTTCAAACGGAACACCTTCCCATTGGATCGGCGTGGCAGATGCCCATTCTGTATTAAAATAGTCAGCAACTGCTGCTCTTTGAGATTCATAGCCCATAATATTACCTCTCTTACTTATCCTTTATATTCTTTATTATTGAATTCAGTTTGTTCCTTTAAAAGAGAAGTTGACATTGCCTGAATTGCTTTTTGATAAACAGCATACGGTGGTTTTTTTCCCCAGCCGATTGCTTCTACATTTATGGCATATGGAACAACATTACTAATTGTAATGAGTTTATTTTTTTTAGTTACTCTCCCTATGATACCCATAAACTTGCTTAACATTTTAGCTTTTGCGGATGAAGCTGATACTTTGCCTTTTGTTTTTTTAACTGCCGGAACTCCACCCTTTCCGACACTCCCTAAAATCATTTCATGATTGTTTATATAATGCCCTGTGACAACCGGAGAATTAAAAGCTATCGACTTTGCAGCAACCTCTAAGACTTCTTTTAATGCCTTTTCACTTTCTACAATTGCTTTAATATAGAATTTTTCTAGTTCCTCATCAAGTTGTGAAATGTCTTTTACTATCATATTTCCCGTATCCTTAATGTCCAAAGTGCTTCAGCCGCATCGATTTTTTTAGCCTGTACCTGCCATCTTATTTCGTTGATCTCAATAAAATCGTTCATTTGTGGAGTTACAGGTAAATCAAGTGATGGGATCATTGCTTTTTGATCTGTGTTTCTTATTGCTTCTGCATCACTTCGCTGATATTGCGACATAAGTTCTGACAATGTGTATTGATCTAAGATAATAGCGTTTGTTAATTTATAAAACATTCCTGTAATGACTATCGTATCACCAACGGCTTCATCAGCAAGAACCAAATCTCTTAAATCTATTACAAGCGCATTGGCTCCCACACTTGTTACTCGTGCGTATCCGTTATTTGCTGATTCGGTGAACCCGGCTATTTTTATGAATTGTGTATCAGCCGTAATGTTGTAAGCACTTAAATCTGTTACACTGGAAGTAAATGAATTTGAAGAATTGACAGCAGCAATATCGGTAGCGGAAAAAGCGTTAACTGCATCTGCTTCGGAGAAAATTCCTGTTGACGGAATATGTGTCATTTTACCTGTTTGATGATAGTATCCCGTAACAGGTAAATCATCCAAAGCACCAAACGCAGCTTTTTGTACAATTTGTTGTATAGCATCTTTTAACATAGCACCAACCTGTTAGAAGTACTTGTTTTCACTCCATAAAAGTTAATGATATTCCACACAGAAATAGGTATTACTTTTCTTCTGTCTGATTTTTTAACCCGGAGATCAATAGAACCTACTTGGATTTTAGTAAATCCAAGTGTGGCACTTTCAGCAAGTCTGTTATCAATAGAGAGACTTTGTGCTAACTGAGCAGTAGCATTTGCTAAAAAAGCAGGAATGGTGGAATTGCTAAGAGTGTATCCGGCAGGATCGAGTACGCTTCCTCTCGGCCACTGCAATGCTTGAGCTTCAGTCATTTTATAGCCGTTCCATGTGACTTGTTCATCAAGCAGGCGTGTAGCTAAAATAATGCAGGCAGATTTATTATCGTCAGATTCAGTATCCCAAGTTGCAAAGGTATGGATATTCTGTTCTAAAAATGTGTCTGCACTATTTATTTCTGTATACGAATTAGAAGAAGCCCCACCTGCTGTTGCATCAATTACAAGAGCCATGAGTCATCTCCTATTCCGGAGGTGTTTTTGTGTCCTCCGTTTTTGCTTCAGCTTTTTTCTTTGAAGCAGGTTTCTTCGCAGGTTTTTCTTTTGCTTCAGGATCATAAAGTTCATGTATCTCTGGATCAAAATCATTTTTATTAATGATTAGAGATTTATGATTACCTTTATTTTTTTTAAAGAAATTTTTTACTTTTACAGTTGGAATCGCACGTTCCAGATGGTTTCCTTGTATCATTTTTATGCCCCCTTAGAGTATAATTAAAATATTAAACGGGGTAGGAGCTTTACGCCCCTACCCGATTATTTGATCAAATCAAACTTATGGAGTATTACGCCTCATAATTACAGCCAAATTTGGATCGAGAGTTTTTACTCCGAACAATACATCTAAGGTAACAAGTACTGTTGCGCTTGAATCTGTATACGCAACTCTTGAACGTATGGAAAGTCCGGTACGTGGATCAGTAACAACTGCCATTTTTGCACCAGCACCATCACCGATCATCGGCAGAGGAGCCATGGCAATTGCAAAAGCATTTCTGTGAAACATGATATTGGAATCGTAGGCATCTGCGTAATCTGTCGCTTCCGTTTCCGCTGTGACAACCGCATCTTCAGCATTCACCTGTTTGATCGCAGGATAAATAGGAACCGCAGCATTTGCGCCACCGGAAAGAGTAGTATCCGCAGATACAACATATTGCTGGGCATCACCGGTAATAATAAGAACATCACCCTTTGCGAATGTTTCAACTCCATCAAAAGCATCAACACTGATGGTGGTATCACGGATGGCAGTAGCCGCATTCAGCGCACCAAGCAGATCAGTACCGGCAGATACAACTGTACCGGAAGTATGGCTTGCGAGAGTTTGCTGAACAAAATGCTCGATACCAAAACGAGTACCGAGAGAACCTTTCATAAGAGCAAGTTTTGAATCCTTGTCAGCAACCGCAGCGGAATGAAATAAATCCAATCCAAGATACTGAGCTTCAAGCCATGAATTGATCGCAAAATGAAGCATATCTGTATCAATGAGCCCACCGGCATTATCACGTAGAATTTTACGGCAATCAATTATGCCCTGTGCATCCGGTGTCTCATCTGTTGAAACAAACCACGGAATATCTGCATAAAGGTTCGTAATTTGTGTTTCAATGTAGTTGGCAAGAGAATAAACAGCAGGACCGATATGATCAGAAATTATTTTATCGGAAGTGTACGCCAGTTCCTGATCGGTCAGACCAAACTTAACTTCTCGCCAGTTATCAAGGGTCATCTGGATATAGGTAGGCGCAACGTCTGCAGCCGTTCCAGTTCCACCCGCTTGATTAATAAAGGTTCCAGGTTGATAAATCTGAATGGTATCCCCACGGTTTGAACTTTTTCTTTCTGAATCGTAACCACGGTGGATACGTTGAGTCATGCCCAGTGCATTTTCAAGAATGATCAATGCTTCCTGTGCATAAAAGATAGGATTATAAGGATCAATAAAATTCGCCATTGGTCTGCTCCTTTGTTATTGGATTAAAATTTAACCCGGAACAATATCAAGGGGCTTTCCTGTTTTTTCTGACGTTTCTTTTGCAATTCTGTACTTTTCAGCATTTAATGAATCTGTTTTCGTCAGTTTAATAGAATCACCCGATTGATCAGAGTCCAGATTTCCGTCACCACCGGTACCTCCTCCAGTGGATCTCATGATTCTGTCTTTCATCGGGTACGAGTCTATGATGGCGGTAATTGCTTCTTCAAAATTAGCAGGGTCACCAAGATTTTTCTTGGATGGAATTTGTTCTCCATTAATAAAACCCACAACCTTTGCGTCTGCTCCCTCTCCGACTACTTTAAAATGCTTTCCAAAATATTCAGCAGCCATGTCAGGCGGAAGAAGTGTTTTAGGTTTTTCGCCTGTGAAGTATGGACTTTTGGCAAATTGAGAAACAACCATAAGATCAAAAATCGTTGCTCCTGCTTTTTCAAGGTCAGCCTTATACCCTGTTTCTTTTTCATTGAAAGTTTCTAAAAGCCTAGCTTTTTCAGATTCGAGTGTTTCGGTCATTGTTTTTTTCAACTTTTCGACCTCTCCCGCATCTATAAGCTGTTTTGCATCAAGGTTAGCAACAGTCTCAAGTGCCTTTAATGCAGCTTCGATGTCTTCAATCGGTTTGTACTTCTCAAGCTCACCTTCCAGATTCTTTGCCTTTGTCCAATGCCGGTTTTTTTCTTCACTCAAGAGATTTACTTTTTTAACTGCTTCCTCTGCATCAAAAGGAGCCTCCGATCCATCTGTGTGAATATAAACCGGTTTACCGTCTTCAACGACAACGTGCCCATCTTCGTTAAGTTTTAACTTCATAGCTTCTAGCTCCTTCCGGTTGCCTCAAGCAACTCTTTGTGGGTGCCCCGTTAAAAAAATATTGACATTTATGGGTTAAATACTTTATTAAATAATAGATTGTCAATAAAAAAATGAATTTTCTTCACTTTTTCATAAAAAAAAGGAAAGATTATGCAGACCAACCCCTCTAATCCTAAAATTCATGCAATTGCTCAAACAAAACTTCAAACGATTCATAACAGTTCTGCCCAGCGAAAGCATATTATGGCAGCTCGAAGAATTCAGGTAAGCGACCTTTACCTTCAGGGATACAGACAGGATGAAATAGCAACTCTCCTTAATGTTACAAAAAAAACGATTCAAAATGACTTAAAATTTTTACATAATGAATGGAAGAAACAACGTATTGATAATATTGATGAAATTAAGGTAAGAGAACTTGCCAAGCTCGATGAACTTGAAAAAAAATGTGCTGACAAATTTGCTAAATGTACAAAAGCAACTTCAGGCGCGAGGTTCCTTGAAGAATGGCGTAAAGTTCTTGAAAGAAGATCCAAACTTCTTGGATTGGATGCAGCCGAAAAACACGTAGTTGTGGGAGCAATCGCAACTATTTCTAAAAAACAGAATGACGCAGCTTTTAAAGCAGCACAAAAAGCCTCTGGTATAAAAATTGTAAAACAAACCCCTAAAAAAATTACTCATCGAACTGAGGTTTAATGGCTAAACAAGCAACAAAACCATTAACTGAATTTGATCCAAAGGACTTGGCGTTTTCACACTTACTTTCTTACGCTGCAATCCAGTGGCCGGACTATAATATAACGAAACATATCCAAATTATTTCAGCACATCTTGAAGCTATCGAAACGCGGGAAATTGATCGACTAATGATTTTTATGCCCCCTCGTCATGGAAAAACAATGCTTGCCAGTGAGTATTTTATTTCATGGTATATGGGAAGAAATCCATCACATCAAATTATCTATGCAACGTACTCGCATGAACGAGCCGGTGATGTTGGTAAAAAGATAAGGGATCAGATGGTTGACCCCCTGCACCGTTCTATCTTCCAAAACTGTTCAATATCCATAGACAGTAAAAGTGCCAGTAAATTAAGTACCAATCAAAAAGGAAATGTTTTTTCTGTTGGTACAGGAGGTGCAATTACCGGTCGTGGTGCTGACATTTTTTTAATAGATGATCCAATAAAAGGTGCTGAAGAAGCGGACAGTAAGAATGCTCAGTTTAAATTACAAGAATGGTTTTCATCTGTAGCCTATACTCGATTAATGCCGAAAGCTGCGATTATCCTTATTATGACTCGGTGGAATTACTTTGATTTGGCTGGATGGTTAATGACTGAAAAAGCACATGAAAACTGGTCAATTTTAAGCTTGCCTGCTATTGCTGAATACGATGAACCTGAAATTGGAAGAAAAGAAAATGAAGCACTTTGGCCCGAAGCGTATCCGATTGGTGTTTTAAAAGGAATCAGAGAGACTTTAGGTGTTCGTTCATGGAACGCATTATATCAGCAACAGCCGTTACCTCAAGAGGGAGGCATGGTTGATTTAGATTGGTTTCAAAGATACAGCTGGGATGAATGGTTTGCATTTGATACAACAATGAGGATGGGCGCTAAAAAAACTAAAGTGCCGTTTGGAATAGAAAAAATTGTATGTTCGTGGGATACTGCATTTAAACCGGAAGAATTGAATGATCCGACTTGCGGAACTATATGGGGCATTTCTAAAACAGGATATTATCTACTTTACGTTATTAATAAAAGGCTCGACTTTCCGGATTTAAGAAAAGAAACAATAAGAGTATATAATAGAAACAGAGCTTTGAAAGTTGGGAAAGCTGTTCCTGTTTTGATTGAAGATCATGGGAGTGGTCAAAGTTTAATACAAGAATTAAAAAGAGGAACAAATATTCCTATATTCCCGATTAAAACTAAATCAAAATCGAAAGAATTCAGATTATCTGAAGTTACGGATATAATAGAAGCAGGACGGGTGTTTATACCCGAATCTGGAAAAGTTCCATGGATTATGGATTATGAAACTCAAATGGCTCAATTCCCATTTGGTAGACATGATGACATGGTTGATTCAACATCTCAGTTTTTACAGTGGGCGCACAAACCTAAATATAAAAGAAGCAAAAATAAATTATACTGGAAATAAGGAGAATAGTCATGGCACATCCAAAGAAAATAAGTACAAGAGAAGAATTGGAAACAAAGTGCGATATCTACGCTGAAAATGTAACCAACTGGGAATTTTATGGACTGGCATATAAAGGCGGTAAAGAATTCATAGAAGAAGTGCTAACTAAACATGAACGTGAATCGAACGTTAATTGGAATAATCGAGTCAGTGAAGGTATTAATTTTAATTACTGTCAATCAATCATTAATTTGATTAATTTTTATTTGACTGAAAAACCGGTTAACAGAAATATTAAAAAATTAAACGAAGATCTTCAATGGAAAATGTTTTTACAAGATGCTGATCTGAATGGAACTAATTTTGATTTGTTTATGAATGAAGCTCAGAAACTTGCTTCCGTATATGGATCAATCGGGATTCTTGTTGATAAGGCAGGGCACAATTATGATTCAAAAGCTCAAGAAATTGAAAATAAAGTTTATCCGTATTGTGCTCCTTATACGTTGGATAATATTTATTACTGGGAATACGAACGTAACAAAGAAACCGGTCGTCCTGAACTTATATATTTAAAACTGTATGAAAATGGTGGCAGGTATTTAATTTGGACAAAAAGGAAATGGGAAGTGTGGCAGGATTCCGGAGAAGAAAAGATTCCGAAACGTATTAAACATGGTATAAATGAACTTGGTGTAATACCATTCGTATGGCTTATTAATATAAATGATTTATCAAGCCCACGTATAGGGATATCTGATATTATTGAGATCAGCCGTGTGACAGCAAGTATAACAAGAAATTTAAGCTGTGGTGAAGAAGTCGTTAAATTTGCCGGATTTCCTATTTTCAGAAAAGCAATGGAGATGGAAGATGGAGATGACGGACCCAAAAAAGAAACAGTTATAGGACATGAAGCTGTTCAGGAATTTAATCCGGAAGATGGTAAATATGGAAAACCTGACTGGCTTGAATCTGCCATTGAAGCACCAATTAACGGCATTACAGATTGGATTGACAAAAAAATTGATGAAACTTTTCGTATTGCTCATCTTTCAGGAATTCATGGGCAACGAAAAACTAATAACGAAGTAGCATCAGGACTTGCTTTGAGATATGAATTCCAACAGTTGAACTCAGTGCTAACTCAAAAAAGTAAAAATATGTCTGAAGCTGAAATGAATATACTGAAATACTGGATGATGTGGCAAGATATTGAACCGAATATTGAAGAAAATGCAAAGATCGAACGTTCCACATCTTTCTCAATTGAAGATCTGAGTGTTGATTTAAAGAACGCTATGGAAGCATTGACTGCTGTTGCCAGCAAAACATTTTCAGAACACGTTCAGAAAAATATTGTCAGCAAAGTTCTTTCAGAAATTCCGAATGACAAACTTGAAATTATTCATGAAGAAATTGTAAAAAATGTCGAAATAGCTGAGAAAGAAGCTGAAGCTCTGAAAAAAGCTGAACTCGAAGCAAACAAAAAACCTGAATTTTCAGTGTATTGATAAACTTTTATTGATGCAATTGACGGTGCAGAAATTGTGCCTGTCTTGAATTTTGGTTTTTTAAGTTCCTATCTAAAGGTGGTTTAAATTAGATTTTAAACTATAAGACGAGGGCTGAAATGAGAGAAAATGAAATATTTAACAATACTATAAAAATAATTGCCGCCGAAATTGATAAATTTCAATCTTTAAAATTTGATACATCTGAACTTGAAAAAGCAATTAAAGTTTTACGTGACGGACAGGGATATTTAAGAAAAGATAAACCGATAGGGATTGTTTTTTATGGTGATATGTAATGATGATAATGCCGAGCAATAACGGAAGTGGAATTTTCCACTATTTAGTCGGCAAATATCCAGATAAAATCGGCTGGTTATTAAATCCGAAACAGTGGCAAGTGCCGCCATTTTATGTAAAATATGCAATTGATAATGGATGTTTTAAAGAATGGAATGAAGAACGGTTTTATTATATGTTAAGACGGGCAACATTGGTACATAAACCGTTATGGGTCGTTGTTCCCGATGTTGTTGCGGATGCAGAGAACACTTTAAAGCGTTGGCATGAACACAAAGACAAGGTTTCCGCGTTCGGTTATAATTTAGCGTTTGCTTGTCAGGATGGACACGAACCCCAAGACGTACCAAAGGAAACTCATTGTTGTTTTATAGGTGGGTCAACAGAATGGAAAATTAAAAACGCAGAAAAATTTAAAGGAGTTGCGAAGTTATTACATATTGGCCGCGTTAATACTATAAACCGTTTAACATGGGCGGAACAGATTGGCGCGGATAGTGTTGACGGAACAGGATTTTTCAGAGCAAGAGATAAAAAATATTATGATTTTATAAATTATTTTGAGGGTTCAAGGCAAATTAAACTTTTTAATTGAAAGGGGAAAACATGAAGAAAGAGGAAAAAAACAAAGAGTACGGTAAAATTTTGGGAACGATAGCGCAAGTTTGCAATGTTGAAATTAGTTCGGACACGTTAAAAATGTACTATAGAATTTTCGATAATTTGTTTGGGGATATAAAGTAATATTAGATTATCATTTGATTGAAATCCTCGGGATATTGCATAGGGATTCTGCGCTGTGAATGTATAATCCAAGCAGGTTCCATCTTTTTTACGTGTTCTTTAATATATCTATCAAATATTTCTAAAAGTTCTTTATAATCTGTTGTTAATTTATATGCATCCTGATAGTAGCCTTTTAAGCCTTTTATGTTGTATGGATTTTGCAATTTGTATCTTATTCTATCTTCAAAGTTTGTATTATACTGATAAGTCTTTATTGGTGTAATTGACGGTGTGGCAATTGTGCCTGTGAATTTTGGTTTTTTAAGTCCCCACGTATTCGCTTGGGGATATAAAGTTATATTACCGTCATGATGAATGTGAACGCCTGTCACTAATCCTTTTTGCCTAAACTTTGTTTTTCTTTCTATATGATTTATAACAGTAACGCATAATGTATTATAATAAGTTTTTTTCCAATTTTCAGCTTCATTACTTGTTCGTTTTCCCAGATTCATATAAATAAAAGTGTTTATCTTTAATGCCGGAAAATTAGAAAACAGACCTTTCCATAACTCATTTATTTCATCAATTTTTTGAGGAATAAGAGTTTTTAAAGAATGATCCCTTAATCCAATATTTAAATTCTTTCTTCTTTCCATAGCGCAAATTCAGGAACTCCACTGTTTGAAACAATTTTTCGTGTAATAGCATATGGAATTTTCATTGACTGAAAATGAATTTCCCACTTTTTAAGAATTGTCTGATCTTTTATATTATTTCCATGAATCGTGGGAATAATATCAACTAAAGACTTATGAGATATTTTAGAAAACTCATCTTCCATAAAATACCTTATAGCATGATCTTTATTAAAGTACTTTTTTGTTTTATCCAATTTTACCTCCTACTCGATTATTACATCGATCATTTCACCAAAAGGCGCTGTATACGAATCATTTTTTTCGGTTCTTGCCCATAATGTCGGATACTCCGGTGGTTCGTCCGGATAATCGTTACACCACATATCTGAGAAATATATGAGGCATTTCGGATGAATGTCATTTTCTTTTACCCAATCGAATACAGGAGTGAACCGTGTACCACCGCCCCCCCTTGCTGTTAATGTTAACGGTAAATCTTCAAATGTAAATTTTTCAGTATGAGCAACTTGTGCATCACAATAAACAACATCAACTTCAAGTTTGGGAAAATCCTGAAGTATAGATGTTATTTCAGAAGCAAACTGTTCAAGTTCTCTATTTCCTACACTTCCGGATGTATCAATACCGATAATGATTGTTCCAAGTTCTTCACTGAATAAGCTGGGTAAATACATTCCAAGATGCATATACCGTTTATTTGGGAATTTCCATGAGTAATCATTTTTTGCAGTTTTTTCAATAAAATTTCTCAGAACAGCTTTCCAATCAACCTTTGTTTCAAATAACTCATCAATTATACGACCCAACTCACCTGGCATTGATCCTACAGCTTTTGCCTGCTGTGCTGCCTGTGCTGCTGAAATTTTCCAATCATTTTCCTGTTCTTTTTTTTCTGACGGTGTCATTGGTTTTTTGCCATTTGACCCTGTTGGATCATGAACGCCACCGCACTTGCCGGGATCGCTCATTTTGCCGTTTTTGCCGTTACCCTTTTTGCCGTTACCCTTTTTGCCGTTTTTGCCGGATGGTTTTTTCTTATGTATCAAAGGATAAATCTGTTCTGCTGTCATACCCTTATATTTCGGATCATATAACGGATCAGGTAATTTAAATCCAGCGTCTAATAATATTGGATTGATGGCATAATCGCACGCACGATTCCAATCTTCCGGATCACGCTCTCCACGTCTGGTAGTATGATCGAATACGCAATGAAGAACTTCGTGCGAAAATACGCCTTTTAATTGATCCAAAGGCAATTGTTCTGCAAATCCTGAATTATAAACTATTTCAGACCCGTTAGTTGACATTGTTGAAGTCATATTGTTATTTTCGCTTAACTTTAATTTCAACGACAGTGTCCCGAAAAACGGCTGATCCATTATTAATCCAGCCCGTGCTTTTGAAATACTTACTTTAGCATCTAAGCTCATTGTATATTTCCTCCCATATAAATTGACATTTTATTTGCGATTTTTTCTGCGTCAGATCCCTGATTCTGTCTTACAATCGGATTGGCTTTTAAAGTGTCGCGTGAATGACTGCATAAGGAAGCGCAAATATCACTATGAATTTCTATTAATTTCGGATCTTGAATAACATTTAACTCGGGTAATAATTGAGCCATTTCCATAACATTTTCAACAATTGCTCCACGCAATAATGCCTTGTCGTCTTTTAAAACTTCAGCCATTCGATTTACTTTTTCATAGACCCTGTGCCATACATCCGCCATTGCGTTTGCAACAGCAGTATCTTTTTCAGCCTCGTATATTGCTGCCATTTCCTTGAGTTCTTTATCATCAACTTGTTTTAACCTGAAATCCTCACCTTTCGGAATAGGATTTAATGAAAATGCGAATCTATAATAGCGTTTAAGTTCCTTATCGTTTGGATACTCTTTTGGATCAAATAAACCACCCAATACTTTTTGTGCTTCTGTAAGATGTGTAGGATAACTGGTTACAAAACTTCTTACAGCATCTTCAAACATTTGTTTTCTGAATCTTATTTCTTTCGTATATTTGAAAAGCGTTACTGCCGGAAGCATTCTTGTTCCGCCGTCTTTCCATGGAAGCGTAACCGTATAATGGTATTTTCTTGCTGCTGATACTGCATCACTGATTTGCTGTAAAGCCTGTTTCGTTATTTTCTGCTTTTTAAAAACACCCATTTCTTCCGATGTTTTTATTGCCTTTCCAATATTAAATTCTTTTTGAATGCACGGGTACACCCGTCTGTCTTCTTTTTTTGGATTCCATTGAGAGATGTGTAATTCAGCAAGCATAGCACTTTCTTCTACTTTAACTTTGCTCATCATTCCCCCTCTAATCTTTTTGTTACTAATTTTGAAGCAAATTTTACGATAAATTTCTTTAAAGCTTTTTCATATAACTCCGCAAAATCATCATCATTATAAAACTGTTTGGTGGAATTTGGAGAAAGAAAATTATAATGTCGATCAAGATTTATTCCCCAATTATTTTCACGCATGATCAATGGACTGTTAGACCCATAACGGAAAGCAATAAGAATCCCATTTGACATATAAATGCTTAATGATTGCAAGAATGTAAATCTATAAAGAATCCTTGCAGAGTTTTTACCAGTTATATCGACTGATAAAATAATAGGCTCTACATATTCTCTCAATCTGTCAATATGAGATTCTTTATCGCCCCATTCCTGTCCGACTGTCCGATGTAAATGTGAATGTTTCATATTATCCTACAAGTACGTCTTCATGGTCACTTGCCCATTTAATAAAAGCGTCTGTTTCCACAACATCTTCATTGAAATTAACAGCGTCCCTTATTAAGAGAACTGAAAATTCTGCGGATATTCTGCCAGCATATTGAACAATACTTTCCATATTTACCTTTTTGGCTTTTCTGGCAATTCCGGCACATACGGCATACATGACATTCGGTTCATCCGGAATCTTGGCTTTTTGAGGATTCTTAATTATCTCATCAAGGTCCGGAAGATCGCGGTACATTTTTAAATATCCCATTAATTCTGCTGCCAATCCCTCTCCTGCTGCGCCCGTATAAACTTCCAATTCCATCTCTTTGGGAAGACCTACCTTTACCCAGTGAGCCACATTTTCAATAGTTCTCGGACATGGTGAATTTGTCATGTCCTGTGTGGGCGTAAAATTATGAAGTAACTCCGGTCGCCATCTGATAAACCCGATCATTTCAACTGGGATATCATTTTTTGCTGCCCATGCAACCCAGTCATCAACATCTGCCTGAAGTTCGATGATTGTTCTGAATCTTGATTTGACAGGTTCAAGCATTCCGGTGACAGCTGCCTTGTCTGATTTTCTGTTTGTTGCGCCAATGAATGAAACCGTATCGGATACTTCGTACCCATTGATTTTTCTTCCCAGAATGAGTTGCATAACCGCTGCCTGAACGGACGGTGGGGCTTGACCCAGATCATCCATAAAAAACGCTGTATTCTGAGTCGCCATGATAAGGTCTTCCAGATCACCGAACGGAAGAAACCGTGCTTTCTTTTTTCCTTTTTCTTCCACCATGAACGGCAGACCCTTATAATCCGTGGGATCAGACACAACTGGGTGCGTAACAATGACATGAGTTTCTGTTTCATCACACGCCTGCGTAATGATCTGCGTTTTGCCGATACCGGGAGCACTTTTTACAAGAAAAGAATGCTTATGTTCGATAGCGATTTTCGTGAATTCTTTGAACACACTTGGTTTCATTTTTTTTCATCTCCTTTGGTTGGTGTTAATGAACTGTCCATAATGTCCTGAATCTTTTTGATAACAGATACCCCATCTAAAGAGATAGAGCTATTGAGCGGATTTACATTTTCACCGGTAGGCGGTTGTACAGGTTCTTTTTTATCAGACTTTGGTTTTGTAAGTTCCTGCAAAAAGAGTTTTATCGCCCGAATTTCCTGAGTATTTTTTACAACCAGATTTTTGACTAATACAACTTGTCCTATCAAATTATTATGATTGGTAGCCACATTTGAAAGCCCGGTAGCCATCTCCATCATAACATCAACCATTGCCTGTGTTCTTGCCAGAAGTTCAGTTGTTGAATTAAACAACTCGCTAAGATTGTCGATTTTCTTTCCATGCTCTGCCAAAAGCTTTTCCATTTCTTTCTTTTCCATTTTTTTTCCTCATGTCTATGATAAATACATTTTTTTGTTGTTGCAGGATACCTTTGACCTTTATAGTCTTTCCTATATTTTCTTGATATCCCAGTGAAGTTTTTAATATGTGAATTCTTCCATTGATGAGTCTGAAATGATCTTTTTCAAGCTGAAGCTTAATGGGGATGAAATTAAATTCTACATATCGCCCAACAAAGATTGACGGACGGTTTGCAAGTATTTTGGCTTTTAATGCCTTAACGTAATAATCTCCTGCTATTCCATAACTCCTGTATGCGAAAAAAGCGAAGGGCTGTATCCAACCGGCTACGTAATTCAGTCCTTTCATTCCTTTATTTATTCCGGACATTGTTTGCGCTCCTTCATAAACCAGTTCCCAGTCCTTTGCGTCTTGTGCTGCCCATGTTCCAAACATCACTGTCTGGTATGCTTCTTCCATTATGAATAAACTGAAAGTCACAAGACCCATGATCGAAATGATGATCATAATCTTACCAAGAACACCCTTCACTTTTTCCACGCTTGCCCCCCCTCTTGATTAATAATTAATGAATTCAAAAAAAAAACAAACAAAAATAAATTTTTAAATTCTGCCCAAACAACTCAATGCTTTGCGTTACCTTAACGGTGCTTGCTACACCGAAACAATATCTTACTAGACATGACCGCACCTTACAACACTTCACCGACACAAGTCGGTGCAACGCCTCGCTTTGCCAACACAAAATTCTACGCCATAGTGCAACACCCTCACTTAAAGGGACAGTACCTCCGCATCACTATGCCAATACTTCATATTACTCTGCCTTTGCACAATTGTACACTGCAATACAATGCCGATACTTTACTTCATATCACTATGCCGAAACATAACGGGACTGCACGGAACTAGACCGTAACATAATTCCACGATACTAGACAAAGACGGAACAAGACAAAACCAGACGATTCGATACAGGAACCTTACTCTACAGTACCAATAATTAGCATTACTACGCTTTACTTTAACTGCACAAGAGAACACAATACTTTACCAAAACATAATTTTATCATGCTACACAGTACCATGCCATAAGGGTACTAAACTTATCAATACCGAACCAAAGCTCTACTATATCCGGCGCAGCTGTTCAATACCGTGACTTTACAATTCAACACTTTACTAAAACAAAATAACACTATACCTTACCATACCCTACCAAAACAAAACTCCTCTACGCATCACATAAACTCTAGGCAACATTACTTTACACTACATAACCAAAACTTTTTATGGCAATGCCTGAACTCTACATCACGTAACTGTGCCTGTACCTTGTATTGCGAAGCTACGCCTATGCGTCTACAATACTGACGACTTTGAACTGACCGTATCCGCCGGAACCTCTCCACTGCCCGAGTCCGTAAAGTTCCCCGTACTCAAATACCGTGTCGAGCATTTTCCAATCAATGCCCTTTTTATTTTCAAGAACATGAAGCGTAAACTTGATTTGACGACCAATTCCCGCATAGTCACTTTTTACCAGTGCGACCCGTTCCCCTCTGGGAGTCATGGCACGTAAAGACCGTTCAATATACCCGTCAGGCTTAGCGAGATTCTTGCCGTTACCATCACTGAAATACAAACGCCTTTCAACAGGAAATATAAGCCGATCCACCCATTTTTTATAGGCAACTATCTTGCTGATTGACCCGTTTTCCATACACGTTTCAATAGCGGACTTTAGATACCCCTTGACCATGTGCGAAAAAATAAATATTCCGTGTTCATCTTCATGGAATCCTGTCCACCCTTTTTCCGTATCCACATCAGGAGCCTCTTTTGGAAGTGTGGATATTTCTTCTTCAATTTTTGCTTCTGCCTTTTCCGGTTTTTCGTTTTCATGGATTTTTGCTGTCATGTGATCCGTAAAGATATCCGGATTTTTCGGAACCGTTCCGAGTTCTTCTGTTAACAGCTCGATTGTCACTGTTTTTGTTACTTTCTTCATTTTTTATTCTCCTTTTCCTATTGTTCTTTATACTTCGTTTAGATGTCATCCGGATTTATCTTCCTGTGGTTTGAAAGTCTTTTGGCGAACCGGACTTCTTCGCTTTCCGTTAAATCATCAAAGTCGTCTTCCTGTTCAAAATCAATGATCTGTTCTTCATTAAATTCTTTGAGCGCCTGTTTTAGGAGTTCTTTAGCTTTTTTTGTATTTGAAGACATCTTTTGCTTCCTTTATTGCCATATGTTTAACTGTCTCTCTAACTAATTCATTGGTGGGATGATGATATACATATTCTTTTACTATGAGTTTTTCTGAAGAACAATAAATGCAGTAATATAATTCATCTACAATTTCCTTTCTGTAAAGAATGTCATCAATACTATTAGCAATCACGCTTTCTTTAACAAGAGCATTGCCTGATAACTCCCATTCATGGATTTTCATTCTTCTACAGAGTGCCTTCTTGAGTTTTATTGACATTAATCACCGATAATTATCCTTTTCTTCGAGATACTTTATTGGAAGTTCTGAAATAAAATTTTTTGATTCACGATACCGCCACTGCATTATACCGCATAACCTGCATTTTCTCGTTTCCTGTACTTGTTCTTTAGGTAACCATCTTCTGTGTACACAAGTATGCCATTCATCCCAGATATGGATTTTCTTTTTACATATGGTTTCTTTTAGCCCCATTTTCCCAACCTTATAAACTATTAATCACGATTATGCATTACCATAAGTGCTGTTTTCCGAACACCTAATTTCCAGAGTGCATAATCTATCAGACATACGGGACACCGAATATATAACCACTGACGAAGGTTATATCCTATTCTATATCCGGCTGAATGAGGATAAAACCGTATTTTTTGATCCCTAAGACTTGCACCGCACGAACTGCAATCCCATACAGTAATTTTACCTCTATAAAGTTTCAACAATGCTCGTGTCCTGAACGGCAAATTTGGATTAAATTCAGATTGTGACATATTATCTATCATTAACAGTTTCCCGGTTTCGTATCATCGAATGGCTGATTTTTCTCTCCGTGTGTTTCAAACTCTTTCTGCAGATTATTTAATAATTCAGGGTGCACTTTTTTTAAGAATTCAATGCGGTCCGCAAATAAATACTGTGCAAGAAAATTGAACGCTTCCGCTGCATTCA